CTACAAATTTGTCATCTATCCCTTTCTGTTGCCCAGAATCCAGAATATCATCTTGTGCTGATTGCTCTACATCATATAGACGCATCTTTGCACGATCAATACCCAAAACAAATCTTTTGTTGCTTGTTGGATCATTATATCTATTCTTTAATTGCTTAATCATAATTTGATTTAATGCCTCCAATTCTTCTGTAGATATCAAAGCTGCCATGAAGTCTGCTGTTGCAGGTAGACCAAACGACTCTGATGTGTCTGTTAATTCAATGTCTGTGCTTGAAAAACCAGATCTTGTCGTCTGTGTAGCTGATACGATTGGCACCTTGAATTCAACTGCCAAACCACGAATTTCTTCAGCGATAGCCTTGATGTAGGTATATGAATTGATATTTGAACCAGGCTTAACTCTGGCCGAGCAACAAATATTGAGATAATCAATAAAGATTATATCTGGACGAAAACTCTTTTTCAAGAGCAATTCATTCAGCAATGTGCGAAAGTGTGTAGTGGAAGCTAGAGCAGTTGGATATTCTTTGATGATAAGCTTACCTGTTGTTGTCTTTCTTACTCTTTCAACTTTCTTATCGTAAATATCTTTTGGTAGATTTGAAAGATCATCCAAAGTAACATTTAGTAGATTTGCATCAATACGCTCGGCAATCTTTTCTTCCGCCATTTCCATGGTGATATAGAGAACATTGTAACCCTGAACGAGACAAGCAGACGCAACATGACACATGAACAATGACTTACCAACACCAGTATTATGACTAGAAATCCCATTTGAGTAATATCTATGATTTTCGTGATCTACTTGAATATCAACAATTGGAATTTTTTCCCCGGTCTTTATAATCTTACCGTATTTCCATCCATCATCACATAAAAATGCTGGCGAAGAAGAAGCTAAAATTATTTGCTTATCATATAAATTCTTTGCAAGTTGCCAACCCTGATCAGTTTCAAATAGGTGATTTTCATTTACTCTAACATATCTACCGTCTTCTAGTTCTAGACGATATTCATCCCATTCCCCTTTATCAACAAACATTGATACAGGAACAAATCCGTCCGGCGAATCAATTTCAATTTCATAATCTTGTTCCAGTAAATTTTTGATTTGTGAGATTGTAATTTCTTTTTCAATCCAGACGGTCATAACAAAGATTCCTTATAAATAAGTGTGGGTCGCGGTGCTAGTAACACCCACCCACTCTAACATCTTATGGGAGATATCAGCATGGGTATTTATAGTCAAATCTATTTTAGACTATGTGAGTCTAAAAAGCAATCTAAAAAACAATATTTTTCAGGATCGGGTTTACACAAACATCATATTGTTCCTCGCCATTCTGGTGGTTCTGATGAAGAATCCAACTTTACATATCTTTCTCCACGCGAACATATCATTGCACATTTTTTGTTATGGAAAATGCATAAAAATCCAAACGATCTAAGAGCTATGAAGATGTTGGGTGCAGAACTTATCGTTGAATATAGAAAAAAAATTGGCAAGTATTGTAGAGACAATAATATAGGATTCTTCGGAGCCTCGCAGAACAATAGAAAAGAATGGAGAAGTCGGGGATTAGAAACACAAAAATCTCAACATAATTCTTTTTACTACTGGTCAACTAAAGAGGGTCGTAAGAAACGATCATCTATGGGAGGAAAAGCAGGAGCGAAAAGTCAGATTCAGTCGCAAATTGGTATTTTTGATCCTAAAAATAGAATTTCTTGGGCAAAGATGGGCGGTAGAGCTATAAAAGGTATGATTTGTGTGACTAATGGTAAACATAGAACCAGAATTCGTCCTGAAAGATTAGACGAATATCTGGCTCTAGGGTATGTCAAAGGATTTACTCTTTTTTCCGAATCCTAATTTTTACTTTAGTGTTAGGATGAACACATCCTGCCAAAAACACATTCAATGTCTTTGATGGCAATCCGCCCTTGGTGATCTTGTTCATGAAATCAAGATCAAACGGAATCTTCTTCTCGGTACGATGATAGAAATCAAATCGTGCATCAGAGTCAGCCAAGTAATCATGACCTACATGACTATCAAAGCTGACTGCAAGTGCATCGGATAGAATCTTTGGAATCGCACCTTTGTCTTTTGTAGACTTTGAGTTTACATCAAGAATACCAATAGACTCAAGAACAGCATTGTAGATAGCCTTTTCCTGACAAAACTTTTCTGTCTTGTCAATCAACCATTGCTGTTCACTCTTTTCTTCCTTTATTTGTTCAACTACCGTCAAGACATCGGCAGCATTCTTTATTTCTTCGTCTTTTACGCCCGACAAATTGTTGATGTTGATATGAAGTGCCTCAAGAGTTGGAAGAGCATTATACTTTAGAATGAATTCCTTGATATGCTGAAATACAAGCTTTTCCGATCTCTCGGTGAAGTACTCATCATTTAGAAACGGAAGAACCTTTCTTGCGTACTCTTCGTTTTGTATTAGATTCTTCAGAATAGTTGTTTCCAGTCTCTTCATCGTGCGTTTCCCTTTCTCTCTCTATCCCGGCTATGATGATAGAATTTAGAATGGCTCCTAGCGTATCCGTAAATGCTTGGCTACCCTCCAGCTTTTGGGGATCGTGTTTACCTGGTTTTAGTATATCATAATGAAAGTGTAATGTATATGTTCCATCGGGGTTTTCCCTATCTTCAACCCTAATGCCGCCAAAGCAAAATGTTATTCCCTTGTATCTACCAGTCAATATCTTGATGGCAGCCATCTTGCTTGTGTCTTCATTCTTGAAATCTAGATCAAGATCAAAGTCTTTATCCATAACCATGGATTTCTTGAAGAGATCTCTAACCTTCTTCACTATCATCGGTCGCTACCCCCGTCTTTCCATACAAGAATTCATTTGCACAGTTTTCGTTGATCTGATCAAGCATTTCTTGCGTGAAATACTTTTCTGGATTCTCAAGAATATTCTTTTCAAATACCTTGGTGCCATCTGGTAGTTCAAGACGAGTTGAAACCTTCTTGATGATATTGAACTTGATAGCTAGATCAAGAAGACCGTAATACTTGTCAACACCAGTATCATAACGAAGAAACGTCTCAACTACCTTGTCCGCAATTGTCAAACGGCTCTTTTGAAGCTTGCACTTTACGATATTGCCGACAACTTCGTTATCTTGTTTTTCTTTTGTTTTTGATAGAAAAATGATAGTAGATGCCGCATAATTCAAACCTTCGCCGCCACCCATCTTTTTTATGGGAACGTACCCTATGGTTTGATATGTATGGTTAGTGACGATCATCGTTACTTTGGCTTTACCTAGCTTCAATGTGATGACGCGAAATGCACCACGAATCAACTGTGAGCGAGTCATATCTCGCGTGTCTTTGCCGTCAGTTATATCGGTGATTTCTTTCTCGGTTGAGAGATTACCAAGAGAATCAAGCACCATAAGCATAGGCGGACGATCCGCTTCCGGCGTTTCCGTATACTTGTCTAGAATCTTTACAGTCTGTGTACGAAACTCTTGAATTGTTGTCACAGGAATAATGTGAACACGACGAACATCAATTCCACGATCAACGAACATCTGTTTTGTTAATGCAGACTCGGATTCAAAATACATCACACCGCCATTTGGATTGTCAATTAAAAATTGTTTAACCACATTTAGCGTGTAATATGTCTTGCCTGTTGCAGGCTCACCAGCAAGTGCTGTGATCTTATTTGCTGGAAGACCACCATAAATTGAACCCGAAAGCAATGCATTTAGTGCATATGAACCTGTACCTATATAACCAGTTACATCGCCAGCTTCAATACCATCTTCAACAAGACCAGCATACTCATTACCTGCTTCTTTAATAAGATCAGAAAAAATATTCTTCATATATCATACTCCTCATATATAAACGCATTATACATTAATTAAAGAACGATGTCAAGGAAGCTTCTTCAAAAGGCTTCCATCCAACACAGTCAAGAATAGCTCTTAGCGGTTCAATGAAAGCCTTATCAAATTGTGTATCATAGTCCACAAATCTATGTAGATCAAACTCTTGCGGCAATCTACCGGGATAAGATATCACGGTTTCGTTTACGATATTCGGTAATCTGAGATAGGTAAAACGCAACTTTTCACCTTCTTGAATCTTCGGATACTTCTTTTCTAGACCATGTTTTTGTAGCAAATGATTATATATCAATGCACCCTTGACATGAATTGGTGTGCCTTTCTTGTATATGTTACCAGCATCTCTATAATCTTTCATGCCCGTGACACCACGAGGAAATGATATTTCTTCTGGAGGAAGATTCTTGAATTCCTTCTTGAACGATTCAATGAAGTTCTGTACATCGCTTTCAGATCCACGAAGAATGATCTCAATCGCATCCTTCATTTTCTCGCGAATGGCAGCAGGTGTAGAAGACTTAATAACTTCCAGACCCATTACCTTCAACTTTGGCTTTGCGTACTGAACACCTTCATTGTTGTACACATTCATGATATAGCGTTTCTTTGCAGTCCAGATACCACGATCAGCCAAGGCTTCTCGCTTCATTTGCATCTTTTGTGCATACGCATTCATATACGAAGCAAGATCTTGATACACTTCATCAATAAAAGGTTGAATTTTAGTTTCACAGACCTTGTCCATGAATGCGATGATTTTTGCAGACTCAATTGATCCGATACGATCACCAAAAGATCTGCATACAATCCCATCAAGCGTAAGATAAATGCTATCTGTATCCGATGCAACCACATAATCCACATTCTCCGTCTTCAATAATTTGTTCAGATACTCGTTGATGCGTAGTTCAATCCAACGAATTGATAGCTGACCAGCAAGAGTAATTGCTTCGGCAATACGAATATCAAAGAAGCGAAAGTACTGATTACCCATCGCACCATAAGCCGAGTTCAATGACACCTTCTTCGCAAGCTGAAGATTATTGTATCTTGCTATACGCTTTTCAATTTCGTAGCGCATATCCTCGTCCTTGCAAGTTTCCAATTCTTTCTTGGCTTCAATAGCTTTCTTCTTGTACACGGAACGATCTTCATACATGCGTTCCATCATCTCGGGAAGAAAACCATGAATATCCGTGCGAAAGAATTGCTTGTTTGGTGTCAATGTGACATTCAGTTGCTTGAGTACAGATGTATCTACATTCCGAGCAAGAAGTTCATCAACTGAAATCCTATTACGCAATATACCATGCATCTCGTCAGTATAGTCAGAAGCTTGCACTAATGTCTCAGGTGAAAGATTATACTGCATGATTAAATGTGGGTAAAGTGAATTTAGATCGAACGAGGCCATCCATTTGTGCATTCCAACAAGCGGATCCTTGACGAATGCACCTTCATATGCAGCATTCTTTTCATTATCATTCTTTGGAGGAATGACAATGTTCTTTTTGCGAAGATGATTATAGATCAATGCATCCCACATGCGAACCTGCGTGAACACATCTTCATAGTTTGTTTTGGAATCATACGCAAGAGTAAGAGCCAACTCAATCAACTTCAATTTGTCATCAAGCTTTTCCACAAGACGAACGTCATGGATATTATACTCAATGAATTTCTGATAGTTTTCGCGATAAAGATGATGTAGATTATCATACTCTTCATATGATATCTTTTTTTCGCCAAGCTCCACATTTGCGATATTATTCAGCTTATATGATTCTTGAGATACGCCGCCGGGAGCAAACTTACGATACATTTCAATATAATCAAGCGTCGCAATACCAAGCATTTCGTATGCGATATTTGTTCTACCCATGATTGTTACCGTGCGATCATTCACTCGTCCCCAAGGAGATAGACGAGCAACTTCTTTCTCACCAATAATTCTATTGATGCGATTGACAAGATATGGAAAGTCAAAGAACTTGATATTCCAGCCGGTTACAATATCAGGATAGTTCAATGTCCAATGATCAAGAAATCTCTTGAGTAGATCAATCTCGCTTGAACATTTCACATATTGAACATCATATTCTATCGTGGATGCATCAAATGTGCCACAGCCAAAGACATGATACTTACCATCAGATTTGATTGTGATGGCAGTAATTTCTTCATTGGCTGCAGTTGGCTCAGGAAAACCATTCTCGGATGCGACCTCAATGTCAATAATGGCAACATTGATCTTTTCAATGTCCCAATCAATGTCAGTTTGATGTGCATCTGAAATGAATGCATACTGATAGTTTGTATTTCCATATATCGTGAATCCGTTGACATCTTTGTATTGTTCAACGAATTCACGACACTCCTTGATTCCTCCAGGATGAACGGTATCTACATACTCACCAAAGAGAGTCTTGTATTCCGTAGGTTTCTTGGAAGATACATATAGAGTAGGTCTATATGGAATCTTTCCTCGTATTTCTTTACCGTCTCTTATTCCACGATAAAGAATGTTGTTCCCGAGAACAGCAACATTTGTGTAGAAATCATTTTTCATTCTTGTATGATATCATGAAACGATGAATCATACAAGGAGAGTCTTAGGCGGAGTGATGATTCCACCAAAGATAGAATTGTAGTTGTTGACCATCTCCTTGATTGGCTTCGCCTCATAAACAACATTGCTTTTTGCGATTAACACGGATTCATTTTCAGCATATGGCATCCATGGTGCCAAACCAATCGACGGCTGCTGTGGATTTGCTCTACTTGGAACAAGTGCAACGATTACAGCATTCTTGATTGAATACGAAAGACCTTGATCGGTCACATCACCGAGAAGTTCTTCTCCGGTGATCAACTTGATAATACGAATATTAGCCATTATTCAAACTCCACAAAATAGTCATAAACACCGCGAGGAACCCAACGATAGGGAATCAACATCTCGCGCCCACGAAAATCCTCAAGATCAATGGTCGGATCAACTTCATACGACCACAGAACCCACTTACCATCATAGCTGCGCTGAGTAAATTCAGTCTTGTGCATGTTATACTCCTTTAAAAAATCATGTCCACAAACTTTTACGAATCTTGATCAAGCGAAGAAGCATCTCCTCTTCTTCTTTTGCATATGCTTCTTCTATTTCGAAAAGATTTCTAATCATCATTTGCTCTTTTTGTTTTTCATCTTCGGAACGATTATTATGATGTTCAAGAATGTCATGACCTTGTTCACGACGCAAGTCACAATATGTAGACCAACCAGATGCATCCATAGGATCAGGACGAGTTAGATATACTTTCTTCCACCATTTGTAGAGTGCAAGTGTTTCCTTTGCTATCTCAGCATTAGCCTTGTTTTCATCACCCTCAAGGTCAATTTCCCATTGAAGATACTGAATGCCGAGTTCTGGTGAATGAAATCTTTCAAATAGACCACGTTTGCCAGGTTCTTTGCCCCACACAACGTTCATCCACGCCTTTTCGCATTCAACGAAATTGACCAACTCGTTGAACAAGCCGTGAAGAATACGAGTGTCTAAATCATAATAGTTTGGTTCTAGACCAGTATGAAGAACATTGT